AATCCTCAACTTCGCTTCTTCTGTTTCCCTGTCAGGTGGACGTAAGTACGTCATTCTTGACGAGGCGGATTACCTCAATGCAAATTCCACCCAGCCTGCACTCAGAAACTTTATGGAAGAATTCTCCAGAAATTGTGGTTTCATTCTCACCTGTAACTTTAAAAACAGAATTATTGAACCGCTACATTCTCGGTGCTCTGTCGTAGATTTTAAGATCAGCAAGAAGGATATGGGTAAGCTCGCCATGCAGTTCATGAAGCGAGTTTTTGGTATTCTTGAGTCTGAAAAGATCACATATGATAAGGCTGTTCTTGCTGAAGTTATTCAGAAGCATTTTCCTGACTGGCGTCGTGTACTGAACGAGCTGCAGCGTTACTCTGCTACTGGTTCTATCGATTCAGGTATCCTTGCTAACATGCAGGAAATATCTCTCAAGGATCTTATCTCCTTGATGAAAGATAAGAATTATACAGAGATGCGTAAGTGGGCAAAGTATAACCTTGATACAGACACCAATGACCTGTTTACTCAATTTTATGAAACATCAGACAATTATTTGGAAAAAAGCAGTATACCTCAAATGGTATTGTTGATCGCTGAATATCAGTATAAGAATTCTTTTGCTGCAAATTCTGAAATCAATTTTATGGCTTTCCTCACCGAAGCTATGCTGCGTTGTGAGTTTATCTGATGTTGAATGTTTTGCTTGAGGATAGAAAGGAACCGAAGCAAGAAGTAGTTACCAAAAAGACAGGTTATGATTGGAGATACGAAAACAGTATCAACAACGGTAAGCAGCCTTTAGATATGTCAGGTACGTTAGAGCATAAGTACTCTCAGTGGAGGACTAATATTGCTATGTCTAACTTTACTGATACGATCGATCAGGCTAATAAGATGAATCTAAATTATCATATCAGCGATAAACTCCACTATGATTATATGTTTTATTCTGTTAGGAAACGCAATCGCTGGGCTTCAGCAGTAAACAAAGAAGCTCAGAAGCAACAAGAGCGAGAGCAAGAGCTTGTTTCGCTAATTCAGCATTATTATAAATATAATGTTACACGTGCAAAAGAGGCGTTAAAGATCCTAACGAAGGGACAAATTGATTTAATTAAGAAAAAACAAGAAAAAGGTGGAACCAAATGAATGATATATTAGATTCCCTAATTGAGGTGAAGATCGCTGAAGAGGAAGATTTTTTAAAGATTAAAGAAACGCTTACTCGTATTGGTGTGGCCTCTCGTAAAGAAAAGAAACTTTATCAATCCTGTCATATATTTCATAAGCAAGGCAAATATTATATCGTTCATTTTAAAGAAATGTTTTCTATGGATGGTAAACCTTCTAATTTTTCAGATGAAGATAAAGGTCGTCGTAATAAAATTATTGAATTACTCCAAGACTGGGGATTGCTCAAAGTTGTCGAAGCTGATGATATTAAAGAACCTTCAGCCTCAATGAGTCAAATTAAAATTATCAATCATAAAGAAAAAGATGATTGGATTTTAGAAGCTAAGTATAATATGGGTCGCAAAAAGAAATAAGGAGCGATATTTGTTATGAAATTTCCGTGGAAAATTGTTAAAGTTACCGAAGGTCCAGCCGACGAAAAGTTAGAGCATATCAAAAATTTGTTATTTCCGCCATTAGAGTTAAGAGAAGAATTAGCGAAAGATGGTACGACTATGAAATTTCATGTTGATTACTCTGTAGATTCTAATTTGGACGCAGTTTTGTTGGACCTTCAAGACGGTAATAACGATACAGTCGTGCAAAAGACTCTCAATAATATCATAGGCAGATTGAACCATGTTAGGAGAGCTCTTGACGCATATGCTGAGTTCGATAAAGACGCAACATACATAATTGTCGATGATGGTTCAGATAAAAAAGATATAGAAGCTGCTAATTTTAACGCTTGACTTTTAATTCCCTCTAGTTTATAGTTCTAATTCTAATGAGGGGGTTCATATGTCGATGCATCTTCTGGGTCCTTGGTTCACTACTACCAAGACCGATCGAAAACAAAAAAATAAAGTCAAGCAAATCGATAAACACGAAGCTTGGCTTTTAAAAAATGGTCTTCACCCTGAGCAAATAAAGATTAAAAAGGGGGTTGACTTAAAATGGAAACAAAGGTATACTGAGTCTATAAGGGTTGATCAAAGCGGTTACGTCTCCGCAGGAATGTCTGGTTCTGCTTCTTCCTGCGCGAAACGTGATATCATGACCAACCTTCATAAAGAACCAGAACACGTTCGTAAAGAAATTCTGGAAAAAGCGAGCAGGGTTATGCCCCTGTTTAACAAAGGTGGTTTACAGTATGCTACTCCTGAGACAGATTTGACTCAGGTTGGCTCCAAGTCTAGGAGAGGTTAATGAAGATTTCTGATAAGCTTAAGAAGATCAATGATTCTCTTACTATTAATCTGTATGATAACGGATATATGGTAGAAGCGACTGGTCGTGATTTCGATGACGACTACACTCAGGTTAAAATCGTTTGTATGACTGTGAAGGAGATTAACGATGTCATCGCTGAGGCAGTGGAGATGGAGAAACACTAATGGTTCATATCCAGCTTCAAGACAATACAGGTAATTGGCGTACTTATCACACTACTCAGAATAACTCTCAGATGATTCTCTCTGAGATGCGAATGCTCTCCTCTCGTTTTCCTGACCAACGAATTAGAGCAGTTGATGTGGATGGTCGGGTGGTTGATATTCTTTAAAAAAGATATTGACTCTAATTAAAATGTGGTTTATACTCAACTAAATAATGAACTAAGGAGAAATAAATGTCTAAGCTTGATCGCGTGTATAATGCTCTCGTCCTTAACGGTGAGGAACTCACTGCTCGACAGATTGCTTCGCGCTATAACATCGCTAACCCACATGACGCAGTTTACAAGCTTCGTATGCGTGGTTACTCGATTTACTTGAATTACCATGAAAATAGCAAGGGTCACGCGACCCAGAAGTATCGCTTTGGTACTCCATCACGTAAAGTTATCGCTGCAGGCTACAAGGCGCTTGCCGCTGGTCTCGTCTAAAAGTTCCTGAAAAAGGATTTTGAAGGCGGGACCCAAAAAGTCCCGCCTTTTTTATTACACTTGACTTTAATTCCAGAATATAGTATGTTAAAAATATAACCGCTGTTTGACATTGTTGGAAGCAGAAGCAATCGAAAGGTTGTTTCTTCATGGATGCACTTGACGGTTGGATTCCGTCGAGGGCTGATCATCCTCCTAGTCTAGACTAGACAAGCTGTGCACAGGAGTGTATCTTTGAAGAAACAACTTATTAGGTGTGGTGTTATGGAAAATCCCAGTGTTCCTGGGCAGCGCACAGTCAATGGGTCCTCTGTCCTGCAGGCACGGCCAATACTGAGTTGTAATCGAAATAGGAGTCATGACCTGAAATAAGATTACAGATTAAAGCGAACGGTATGGCGGTCTATCCATATCCATAACATGACATCACTCCTAATAAGTATTGGACCCTTAGCTTAGTGGCTAAAGCAGCAGACTTTTAATCTGTTTATCCTGGGTTCGAGTCCCAGAGGGTTCACCAAATAAATGCATTGCGACCCAGCTAGTGAAGGGGCTGTCCTGATAAGACAGTAGCAGCGAGGGGCGGAACCTCGGCGATGCACCAATAAAGAATAACGGAGATTGGCTCAGTCTGGTAGAGCATTCGCTTTGGGAGCGAAGGGTCGTAGGTTCGAATCCTACATCTCCGACCAATATGGAAGAGTGGCCGAGTGGTTGATGGCTCTAGTCTTGAAAACTAGCATACCTTCACGGGTATCGTGGGTTCGAATCCTACCTCTTCCGCCATAATATCCTCTGTTAGTGTAGCGGTCAAACATACCCGCCTTTCAAGCGTGGAGAGCATCGGTTCAAATCCGATACGGAGGACCAAATACGGACCATTAGCTCAGCTGGTAGAGCAGGAGACTCTTAATCTCTTTGTCGCAGGTTCGATCCCTGCATGGTTCACCAAAAGATAGTGCTTGACTATAAATACAAAGCACTATATACTATGTAAGTATGTGTAACATTAAACAAAGGAAAAAAATATGAACAAGCTTATTATCTCATTCGTCGCTCTTGTCGCTGCCACAGCTGCAAATGCTACTGACCTACCTTCAAAGACAAACCCAATTGCTCCTAATCCAGTTGCAACTGACTCCGAAAAGAATGTTTACGGAGGTCTTAATGGTGGTTTCGTTGTAACTGATGGAATCAACAAGAACAGCCCATGGGCAGTTGGTCTTGTTGGTGGTTATAAGGTTTATCGTTTCGCGGGGTTTGGTCTCGCTGGTGAAGGCACCTATAATCTATCAAAGGGTAAGGTTAGCACTTTTGCCGGCAATGGTATCCTTTCTTTTGACGCACCTTTCGTAACTCCTTATGCTCTTGCTGGTGTTGGTTATCGCACCGAAACCCACAAGGATAGAAACATTTGGAACTACGGTGGTGGTCTAAAGTATAACATCACTTCTTCTTTTGAACTTGACGGTCGTTACGTTCGTACAGAAGATCTTAAGACAAAGACTCTTAACAAGGCTGAAGATCGCGCTACTATTGGTGTGAACTACAAGTTCTAAGAGTTTATTCCGCGATAGCTCAGTTGGTAGAGCGTCTGACTGTTAATCAGAATGTCCCTGGTTCGAGCCCAGGTCGTGGAGCCAATACGGTCCGTTATCTCAGTGGAAGAGCAACTCCTTTACACGGAGAAG